GGGGAGCTAAAAACTCCCCTTTTTTAAAACTTATATCTTATGCCATGTGTACTAATATCAGGAAGGGCTTTGGATTGTAGAGATTCAGTAGGAGGTATTAAAAGACTTTTAATCACTGAACTAGCAAACAAAGCGACATTAACAACAACATCAGGAGCTATCTCCGCATTTACTTTAGCTACAGGAAAACAATTTTGGTCTTATGAGCAAGTTAGGGAAACTTCCAACTTTTCAGAGGCAATTCAGGCATCTGTTGAGAATGGGACTTTAGCTTATGAAACTACTTTAACAGCTATCTTTAACAAGGGAGAAACTGCAACAAGAAATCAAATCAGATTGTTAGCTCAAAATAGATTGATGGTTATTGCAGAGGATAGAAATGGTAAATATTGGTTATTAGGTGAGGCAAACGGTGCTGAACTTACTGCCGGTACTTATGCTTCAGGAACTGCAATGGGTGATCGTAACGGTTATGAATTAACATTTGTAGCTAAAGAAGCCGAGCCTATTAAAGAGGTTGCAAGCGGATTGATTGCTGCTTTAAGCGCTCCAGCAGTTTAATAATTAATAATAATATTTTGAATCCATAACATCTAATCGGTGTTATGGATTTTTTTTGGTACAAAATGAATAATTTTATATTTATAAATAAAAACTATTATGAAAATCAAAGCGGAATATTTAGCAAAAGAGGTTTACTCCAAGTTATTAGATAAAATGATATTTGTTTCTTATGAGAATTTGGACTTACTAAAGAATTTGGATCTTAATTTTATTTTTGAAGAAGAGCCACAACCAAAGAAAAAATGAAAATAAAAGCAGAATTTATTGGTAAAGATATGTTTAGCCAGGAGTTAAACAGAATCATTTTAATAAGTGAGGAAAATATTGAGATATTTAAAAAATTTAAATATGATTTCCTTTTTGAAGTTGAGGTTAAACCTAAAAAAGCAAAAGTTGATAAAGCTGATAAAAAGTCAAAGTAATATAATTGTTTTGACGTTAACTGAAAAATGTACGTTAAGCAATCCGTTGTTTTTGTTTCGATTCATTAATGATGAATCAAAGGTAAGTTATACATTTATTGCTCAAGATACTTCATTACATCCGGATCGTTATAATAGATTTACTATTACCGAAAAACTAAATCCAACTTTAACAGCAAGTGAGGTTAGTTTGCCTTTAAATGGATTTTATCACTATGAGATATACGAGCAAACATCACCAACAAATTTAAATTATACTTTGTCGACAGGGATAGTAGAGACAGGAAAAGTAAAAGTAATAGGAACGGCAAGCAGTACAACTGCTTACGATAACCAAACTAAAATAAATATTATTTATAATGGCTAGTAATATACTTTACGTTAAATTAAATGCCTTTGAGATTCCGGAGTTTAAGGAAAACAAGGGTAAAGAGTGGATCAGTTACGGCGCGGATAATAACTTTCCAAATTTACTGTTGGATATGTACGACAATGCGCCGAAACATAGGGCGATTGTAGATGGCAAGGCTGATTTAATAGCTGGTAAAGGTTGGAACGCTAACAATAAAGATATAAGTGTTTTAAACGCGGCTAAATTGATTGAATTTACACAGTCAATTAATCCAAGTGAAAGTTTATACGAGTTAACAAAGAAAATATCTTTAGATCTTGAGTTATTCGGAGGTTTTTATATACAAGCCATTTGGAATAATTTAAGAACTGATTTTGATTTATATCATGTTGACTTTAGCAAAATAAGAACAAATAAAACACAAGATAAATTCTTTTTTTCCAACGATTGGAAAGCTTATAACCAAAGTTTTGAGAAAACAGGATTTAAAGAGATAGAAAAATTCGATCCTGAGAAAAAGACTAGCGGAATATTTTATTATAAACAATATAGGCCAAACCAAGGAGTGTATCCATTACCTGGCTACGTTGCAGCTTTAAAATATATTGAGATTGAAAAAGAAATCGCAAACTTTCATTTAAACAATATAAAAAATGGGTTTGTTGGGGGTACTTTGATTTCATTTAATAACGGCCAGCCTACATTAGAGGAGCAAAAAGAGATTGAAAAACAAATAAAAAACAAACATACCGGAACTGATAACGCTGGAGGTGTTGTGTTGGTTTTTAGTGAAGGTAAAGATAAAGAGCCTTCAGTAATTCCACTTAGATCAAATGATTTTGACAAAGCCTTTGAGGTATTAAACAAGACAGTTACACAAGAGATATTCACAGGCCACAGAATTACAAGCGGTCAACTATTCGGTATTGACGGAGAAAGCGCGTTTGCTAGGAATGTTATCCGAGATGCTTCCGAGTTTTTTCAAAATACTTATGTAACGCCAAAACAACAGACTATTGAAGGGGTTGTTAATGATTTTTCTAACTTATTAAATATAGATGGAAAGTTAAATATTATTCCTTTGGAATTGTTAACATTCGACATCCCGGAATCAATGTTAATGAGTGCATTAACACAAGACGAAATAAGAGAAAAACTAGGCCTTGTTAAAATAGATAAAGCCAAGGCAGATCAAGATGAGGCAACTATTAACGCAATTAACAGTTTATCTCCTTTAGTAGCTAATAAAGTATTAGAACAATTAACACCTAATGAATTAAGACGTTTAATCGGTTTAAATTCAATACAAGGCGGTGAGGTTATATCTGCACCGACTACAGTAGGAATGAGCAAAGAACTAACAGAAGCCGAAGCCTTGGAAGTATTCGCAAAATATGGCGAATCTATGGAAGGATACGAAATAATTCACGCGGAAGCTATCCCGACAAACTTTGCAACTATCACAATTACAACGCTTGATAAATCAATTATAGATCTTTTAAGCGAAGATAATTTAATCAGCAATAAAAACCTTGCCGAAGCTTTAAAAGTTGATATAAAAACTGTTAATGAAGCTATAATAAAGCTTATTGATAACGGAATGATTGTTAGTGTTGATAATGAAAGAAATCTAACAAAAAAAGGCGAAAGCATTAAGAAATTGGATTCACCGGTGGAAGAGATTTTAGTTAGGTACGTATACGATAAAAAGCCAGGCATTGAAGGTGAAAAGATAATATCTACAACAAGGGATTTTTGCAGAGATTTAATTAATAAAAACAAACAATATACAAGGGATCAAATAGAGGCAATGAATAATGAATTGGGAACAAATGTTTGGTTAACAAGGGGCGGTTGGTATCATAATCCAAAAACAGGATTAACAAGTACATCTTGCAGACATATATGGCAGCAAGTTTTAATAAGACCTAAGAAATAGATTATGGCAGTTATATTTATATCGGAACAAGCCTTAAAGGATAACTCGATAATTAATGAAAATGTAGATATGAAAGTTTTGCTGCCGGTTATTAAATTGGCACAGGAAAAATTTATGCTTCCAATATTAGGAACGGGGTTATATAATGAAATCAAAAATCAAGTTAGTGCGGCCACTGTATCGGTTCTTAACAAAACTTTGCTTGATGATTATATACAGCCAGCTTTGATTTGGTGGATTATGGCCGAAGCTCCGATGCCATTGACTTATAAGTTTATGAATAAGTCTGTAGCTACAAGATCAAGCGAAAACGCAAGCGCAGCGAGTTTAAATGATTTATTGAAGCTTGAGGAACGATTCAAAGATAACGCGGAATGGTATTCACAGAGAATCACTAACTATTTATTAGAAAACTCTACTTTATATCCTTTATATTTAAGTCCTGGAAATGGTATTGACACAATTATACCTAAAAAAACAATGTATAGTACAGGAATGTTTTTGGGCAATACAATAAATAAAAATTTACCTTTTAAAGACAGATTCCAGGGTAATTATGATTCAAATTGTTTAGACTAATGGCATACACAAAGAACGAAAATAAATTAAAAATATTCCTTCAAAAAATAGAGAATGAAAAGAACGTTAAACCAAGTAAACGCACTGTTAGAGGGAATAGCAACAGCTCACCAACAAATAAATAGCTACGGGATAGGGGATTTATACGACCTTGTGGCAAATGGTGCTGTTACCTATCCTTTAATGTTTACAGTTATAAATCCAGGGCAAATCCAAGGCAAACAAATGAGTCTTAATTTGTCTTTGTTATTTATGGATTTGGTGCATAAAGATCAAAGGAATGAACTTGAGGTATTAAGCGATCAATTGCAGATAGGAACGGATGTAGTGGCTCAGCTTCGCGCTCCTTTATACGAGGATTGGTTTATTGTTGGGGATTCTGTAAGTTTTGAGGACTTTACAGAGCGGTTTAATGACGAAGTGGCTGGCTATAAAATTGATATTACCTTAAATTTATCTGAACAATTTAATCTTTGCGCCTTGCCAATTGTGGGCGCTCCGGCTGGTCCAAGTGAATGTTCTCCATCATTGGTACAAAATAGTGATTTATCATATTTAGTATATGTAGCAAGTGGATCAACTTTAACTTTACCCGATACAGTAATAAATTTTAACGTAGGGGGTAATATTACAACGACAACGATTCCAACGCTTAAGACTGAAACAATTAACGTAGTATGGCAATAAATATAAACATCCCTTCACAAGTAGCGCAGACGATAACAAACGGAGTTACCGGTACAGCTCCAAGCCAGGATGCGGTGTTTGATGCTTTAGCACTTAAAGAGAATACTGCTAATAAAGGAGCTGCCAACGGTTACGCGCCGTTAAATAGTTCAACAAAGATTGATTCAAGCTACTTGCCTTCATACGTTGATGATGTAATTGAAGTTGCTAATTATGCAGCTTTGCCGGTTACGGGTGAGACAGGGAAGATATACATTACTTTAAATAATAACTTGCTTTTCCGTTGGGGCGGTACTGTTTACGTTCAAGTTGGCGGCCAGGATCCGGTTTGGGGTGGTATTGTTGGAACGTTAAGCAATCAAACAGACTTACAGAATGCTTTAAATGGCAAATATGACGATCCAACAGGTACAACCTTAGAGTATATTCGAGGGGATGGAACACTTGCTACTTTTCCGACATTAACGGGTTACGTACCTTATACAGGAGCAATTAATAACGTAGATTTAGGGACTTACAATTTAACAGCAGATCATATTGCCTTAAATACTTCACCTTCTGGAGCTGGGTTTGTTGTTGGTGCAACTCAATGGAATAACACTTTAGGAAGCAGCGAAACTCTTTTAAAAGGTGGTAATGTTATTTTAAAGAATGGCGTTGATTTAGTTGCTAGGATAGTTAATAAAACAGGAATACAACTAACAAAGGCAGCTTATCAGGTTGTTAAGGTATCAGGCGCACAAGGGCAAAGATTGGCTGTTGGCTTAGCTCAAGGAAACAACGATTTAAACTCTGCCGATACTTTAGGTATAGTTACTGAAACAATCGCAAATAACCAAGAAGGGTTTATTATAACAGTTGGTCAGATCGAAGAAATAAACACTACGGGAAGTTTACAAGGTGAAACCTGGGCGGATGGTGATGTATTATACTTAAGTCCTTCAACTGCCGGTAAAATAACTAATATCAAGCCAAGCGGATTAACAGGACATATAGTTGTTTTGGGGTATGTGGAATACGCACATTCACAACATGGTAAAATCTATGTTAAGATTATGAACGGTTGGGAGCTTGACGAATTACACAATGTTTATATCAATCCGGGTACTCAAGCAAATAATGATTCATTAATATATGATAGTGCTTCCCAGCTTTGGAAGAATCAAGCTTTAAAAACTATTAATAGCAATAGTATTATCGGAAGTGGTAATATTGTTACTACTTATATTCGTAGGCATGAAACTACTTCAAGCTATGATTATTTAGGTTATGCTTTGAACGGTACTGCAGAGAGTTCAGCAACCTGGACACTAACACGATTAACGCTTTCAAGCAGCGGAATAAGCGCAGTGATGCACGCAACAGATTCATGGAATAATAGAGTAACAGCAACTTATATATAATAGAAATTATGATAGACTATAAATACGCTTTTGTAAGCAATAATATGGAAGGTGATATGTATGTACTTGTGATGTCTTGTTGGTATTATGATACTGATGGCAATAGGGTAGAGCATAAGTCCGAAACACAATTAAATAAAACATTAACAGAATGTTTTGAGCTAGCTCAAGCTTTCATAATCCCTGAATAGTTATGGCTACAAGATTTGCAACCGCTACGGGGGTTTGGAGTAATACCGGTATTTGGGACGGTGGGACATTGCCAACCTCAGCAGATACTGTTCATCCAAATGGGTTTACTGTTACTATTGACCAAGATATAACTATAGACGGGTTTAATAACAATATTAGTGCTGTTTACTTGCCTGCTATGCCTATTCCTAAAATGACGGGTAACACGCAACCAAGTGGAACTGTTATAGCTGGTAGTGATACAAGCAACGCATGGAAAGCCTTTGACCAAGATGCTCCAACTCCAACAACATTTTGGACTGGCACGGGTGTTGGTAGTGGTACTGCATGGGTTGGATATAATTTCACATCCGCAAAAACTATTAAAAGATATTATATTTACAGAGCTTCTCAAAATCCTAAACCTACTTCATGGACATTTGACGGCAGTAATGATGGGACAACATGGACAACTTTAGAAACTGTTACAGCTAACGCATTAAATACACCTTATTTATCGGGAGTTTTAGCAAATACAACAGCTTATACATATTATAGAATAAATGTTACAGCGGTAACTTCAGGAACTATTGCCAACATATACCAATTTGAATTTACAGAATCCACAGCTACAACTTACGGTACAACAACAGGTGGCTCTTTTACCGTCCCTTCTTCATTATCAGGAACAAGGAATATAGTTCAGACGGGAGAAGGAATAAAAACAAGCAATGCTACAATTTTAACAGTAGCTGCAACATCAGGAGCAACAGTTAATTTTAATATATCAAGTGGTGGTTATATATTTAATCAAACAGCACAAAGGTCATCTAATAGTGTAACTCCATTAATTAATATAACAGGAAATTGTGCTGTAAATTTTAATTCTAATTTATGGGGTTGGCAAACACCTAATGTGGGTTATATTACAAATGGAAATATTAATATAGGAGCTGCTGCTAATGTTACCGTAAATGGAAATATATATGGTTCAAAGGGTGGTGCTAATTCATCTAATTTTGATGTTGTAATTAATGTAAGTTCTGCAAATGCTATATTAAATGTAATCGGTGATGTATATGGAGGTACTAATACAGTTTATGGACACGCAATAATATCAAGAGCAATAAATACTGTTAATATAACAGGTAATATATACGGAGATTTATCAGCAGCAGTTTACTCAGATTCTTTAACAAATATTAATATAATAGGAACTGTAAATTTAATGGGAATTAATAGTTATGGAGCAATAAGTGCTTATATTTATACATCATCTACGGGTGGATTTGTAACTGTTAATGGATATATTGTAAACAAAAACAATACAATGGCTATTGTAGCATCTAAATTAAGGTTTACACAAAATACAAATCCTTATTGGGTATTCCAAGATAGTGCTGCAGCAGATATTACTTTAACATACGGAGCCGCAACAGGTGCCTATCCTAATGAAGCTGATGTAAAACTAGGAGTAACATACGCAGCAAGTCCGACAAGGACAGGTACTTGTGCAGTTCCTTTGCCTCAATATGTTAGTCAGGGAGTTGCAACAGGTTCTACAATTGGTACAGCCTATCTTAATGCAGCCGATGTGTGGAATATATTAACATCAACTATAACCACTTCAGGAAGCATAGGAGAGCGTTTAAAGAACGCAAGTACAGTTCAAACAAATGGTGATCAATTAGCATCTTATATAGTTTAATTTATGAATGAGATTTTTGTAATATTAGCTACTGCCGGAGGAGGTGGTTTATTCGGGTGGTTTTTCACAAGAAAAAAGCAAAAAGTAGAAATCACAGGCGCAGAGATTGAGAATGACACCAAGGTAATTGAGCTTTGGAAGGGATGGAGTGAACACCTGGAAAAAGAGATCGACAAAATGAGCGAAAAACTAGAACTCTTAACTAAGAGAATTGAGGAGTTAGAGACGGAAAACAGGCAGCATTTACAAACTATTGAAAAACTATTACAGAAATCACATGGAAAACGTATCTAAACACATTAGTTATATAGAGGCCACACAGTCACCAACAGCTGTAAAGTTAGGTATTAATAATAATCCTAACGCTGAACAATTGGCAGCAATGCAGTTAGTAGCTGAGAAATGCTTTGAGCCTTTGAGGTTATGGTATGGAAAGCCGATTAAAATAAACAGTTTCTATAGAAGTGATCTTCTTAATCGAGCTGTTAAAGGATCATTAACAAGCCAGCATAAGAAAGGTGAGGCCATAGATATTGATGCTGGAAGCAAAGAAGAAAATAAGAAGCTTTTTGATTGGATTAAGGCTAATTTAATCTTTGATCAGGTAATAAATGAATATGACTATTCATGGGTACATGTATCATATAGTAATAAAAAAAATCGTAAACAAATACTAATCATAAAATGAATATAAAAGATAGATTTTTAGCTCCTACACCTAAATTTTGGCGCAAAGTACGTAATGTAATGATCGGAGTAGGTACATTTAGCGCGGCTATTATAGCAACTCCGGCCGCTTTGCCTGTTGGCCTGGTTACTTTGGCTACTTATGGCTTAACAATTGGATCTTTGGGAGCTGCTTTATCACAATTAACAGTAGAAGACAAAAAATAATTGATTTGAAAATCAAGTAGTTAGAGAAATTTAACTACTTTTTTTGTGTTTTTATATAAATAAATTTGTTAGTATTAAATTTATTACGATATTTGTATCAGAAACAAACACTAAAACACTTAGAAATCATGACAAAGATAAACGCACTTAGAAAATTAGAAAATTCAGGTTATAAAGTAACTACTGTAATGTCTAATAATATTATGATTGCAAGCAAAGGATTTCAATCATATAAAGCAAAATCACTTAATGGTTTAATCAAACAAATATTTTAATCATGAAAACAAAAATGATAGCAAAAACAGTTAAGCCAGCGAGAAGATGCCAAAACTTTAACCATTGGGCGCAATACATTAAAGAAACGGTACAAACAATAAAACTAAAAGACAATGAAAACAATAAATAAGATTAACAAGATCAATGAGCTATGTTTACAAATCCAAGAGCTGAATTTAGCTTCAGTATTTACAAGATATGCCGGCCATACAGATCAAGTTTCTGTTACTTTATATCCTGGCGGTTGGCATGCAGATTATCCCGATAAACAGATTATATTTTTAGAATTGTTTTTTGATTTGGGAGCGGATAAAATAAAACAAGATTTAGAATTTTTTAAACTTATCAATTATCTGCAATCAATATTATTAACTCAAAGATTTGAAAAGCCATGAATTACTTTACAATACCAGGAATTCTTAAAGTAGATATAAATCCGGAGAATCTTTTTAAAGCAGTTGAGAAAGTAACCGGAATAAGCAAAGAGGTTTTGTGTTCAGCTGCAAGACAGAGGCCAATAGTTGAGGCTAGATATATTTTCGCTTATATTATAAAAAAGAAAACAAATCTTTCTTTAGTCGAAATAGGTAATCTAATGAATAAAAATCATAGCTCAATAATTTTCTATAATAAACAGATGGATTGGTTTATTAAGTCGGATGAAAATTTAATTAATCTTTATAAAAAAACAATTAATCAATTATGTTAACACTTGAACAAGTAATGATCAGAGCAGCTGATCACAGAAAGAAAAAGTTAATATCAAAAAATTCAATAGCGGTAAAAATGAAAGTAAGCCCGCAGAGGATTACAGCCTGGGAGAATGGAAAAAACAAACCAAGAGCAGATTATTTTTTAATGTATTTATCATTAATAGGGTATAAAATTTGTTAGTATTAAATTTATTGTTACTTTTACACTATGGAAGATTACGACAATTATGTTTACGCTCAGATGCGCTGGCATGAGAAAAACAAAGCCTACGAATTAAATCAGATCATGTTACAGATTGAAGAGAAACAAAATGAATTGGAATTTTTGCAATCTGAAATAAACTATTTAAAAACTCAATACGACGAATTAAACTCTCAAAATCAATTCGACCTATGAAAACATTAACAGACAAACTACTTGAATTTCAAAAGCAGATCCAGGTTATTAAAAAAGATGCTAAAAATCCACATTTTAAAAATACTTACGCTACATTAAAGCAAGTATTAAGCGAAGTTAAACCGATACTTAACGAAGTTGGTTTATTAATAACACAGCCTATTGATGAACGTGGAATCGGTACTGTTATAACAGATGGCAAAGATTCAATAAGTAGTTTTATTCCTATGCCTGGAAACTTACAGCCTCAGCCATTAGGCAGCGCAATAAGTTATTTTAGAAGATACACAGTCTGCAGCTTGTTAGCTTTAGAAATTGATGATGACGATGCACAATTGACAACAGCAAAGCCAACAGCAACAAAAGAAAACATTGCAAAAGCTAAGCAAGGAAACTTTACAATTCAACAAATTAAACAACACTACACAGTAACTAAAGAAATGGAGGCCTATTATGAATCTATATAACATTAAATCGGAATACCTGGCAATAGCTCAAGAGCTAACAGATGGAGAATTAACTCCGGAACTTGAACAAGCTTTGATCATAACACAGGAAAACTTACAAGAGAAAGCAATTAACTACGGTTACGTGATTAAAAACTTTGAATCCGAAGTAGATATCATTGAGGAGGAAATAAAGCGATTAAACGCGCTTAAAAAAGCTAGAATAAACGCAGTTGATAAACTTAAGAATAATATATCAGACGCGATGCAATTATTTGGAATCCTGGAAGTAAAAGCACCTACGTTTAAAATGAATTTCAGAAAGTCTGAATCAGTAGAAATCTTTGAAGGACTAGATCCTGAGTTTATCACTGAAAAAGTAAGCTATCAACCGGATAAGATAGCAATAAAAAACGCAATAAAAGAAGGCAGACAAATAAACGGAGCTGCTTTAGTTACTAATTTTAATTTACAAATAAAATGACAAAAAGAAAAAAAGCTATTAAAATTTTTTCAAATTTAGAGCCAATTAAAATGGCTTATGCTAAATATGTTTTATTTAAAAACGGAAATAAAAATTTAATCGAATGGTTTGGTTCTGAAGAAAAAAAATATTTAAGCTTATCTTATTATGAAAATAAAATAATTATTAAACTACATCCAATAATATATAAAAATTCATATTTAAAAAATTTAAATTATAAACAAAGAGAAGAATATTATGAAAAATATTTTTATTTAAGTTTTTTTAAATAAATATTATAAACTTTAACCTACAAATAAAATGATTCCTAAAGATAAAGCACTCGATTTAATACTAGATTTTAAAGAAGGTGAGACAAGTATATTAGAAGCTAAAAAGAATGCGTTAAAAGCTATTAAAATTATGTTAGAGCATAACAAAGTATTAATAATATCTGATTATGTAAAAGACAAATATTTAACTTATTGGAATGATGTAATTTTTCAAATAAATAAACTATGAATCCAGAAAATAAAGCAAAATCAATTTATAATGATTATTATTTAATGATCTTAGCAACCGGAGAAGGATTAAGCCAGGAAATCACGATTAGTATTTTGGCTAAGAAATCAGCTTTAATAGCAGTAAATAGAATAATATTTGAATCAGCTGAAATAGACAAATACTGGGAACAAGTTAAACAAGAAATAGAAAAACTATGAGAACAATAAAAGAACTTACATACTATTACATATTTAGAATAATAGTTAAATTTGACAAGTATTTGGAAAGATTTGTTAAGGAATCAAATCACCTGGGAAGTACGGGTATTAATTACACAATTTGCCCTAAAGGTAAAAAATTTCACAATGCTTGCACTTGTGGATCTGATAACGGGAGGTGCTTATGAATCCAATTATAGAAGTCAATATAATGGTTGCGCTGCTAAGAGCTGCAACAGAACAAACAAGGATGTTAAACGGATATTTCAGACACGAAAAAAAGCACTCTTTCAACAATATGCAACGAGCTATGGAGCATTGGCTTGCATTGATGGAGATAAGGAATAAAAACAGTCCGCAAGATGAAATATTCTTTGATAATTTAACAGATGCAATACACGAAGTTTGCGATTACCTACGTGACGAAATGGAAATAATAATAAAACAAAACAAAGAAAATGAAACCAAGCCATTATAATAATAATAACGGAAGCCTTTATAAATTTGCTGAAGATAATAACCTGAACGCTTGGGAATTTGATATTTTAAAAAGAGTGATTAGGTGCAGAAAAAAAGGCGCATTTATTGAAGACTTAGAAAAAACAAAATATGTTATAGACCTTTATTTAAAAGAATACAATAATAAAATTAAAACTAGAGTATCGAACTCTGAACATGGATGCTAAACAACTAAAAACTAAAACTATGGAAACCAAATTAAACAGCGGAGCAATATTTAAAAATGACAAAAAAGCTAAAGACACTCACCCGGATTATAGAGGTAAGGTAAATGTGGAAGGCAAAGAGCTTGAAATATCTTTGTGGGTTAAAGAATCTAAATCAGGTGTTAAATATTTCAGCGCATCATTCCAACAGCCTTGGGTTAAGCCTTCGATAATGAGCGATACAATGAGTGATAATATAGCAGCATCTATTGAGCAACCTAATGACCTCCCTTTTTAGCATGAAGGCATTGAACATTTTAAATGAAATGGCATTCGAGAGATTGAAGGCCGTTTCAACAATGCCGGCGCATTGCATACCTAAGCCTAAGTTTAGCGATAGCTCAGCTAACAATTTAACAAAATCTATTATAAAATACATTGAATTAATGGGTTACCAAGCCGAAAGAATAAGTAATACAGGAAGGTATGTTGACAACACAAAAAAATTCAAGAACATACAAGGCCAAACGATGCAAGTCGGCAGCGGTCAATACATACCAGGGACGGGAACAAATGGCACTGCCGACATCAGCGCGACAATCAAAGGAAAATCCGTTAAAATAGAGGTTAAATATGGCAAGGATAGACAGTCCGAAGCACAGAAAGACTATCAATTAACTATTGAAAGATCAGGCGGAATATATTACATAGCAAAAGATTTTGAAACATTTTATAACTTTTATCAGACATTATGACAATAACAAATGAAGATTGTATGGATTTACTAAAAAGAACTCCAGATAAATATTATGACCTTGCGATTTGCGATCCACCTTATGGATTAGGAATGGATAAAAGTAGAAATTCAAATAAAGGTAACAAAGCAGGATTTAAAATATATCATAATACTGATTGGGATCATACATCACCAAATAAAAAATATTTTGATGAATTAATTAGAGTTAGTAAAAATCAAATTATATGGGGTGCAAATCACTTTATTAGTAAAATACCTTATGATAGTAGTTGTTGGATTGTTTGGGATAAAAAAAATGGTGCAAGTGATAACGCTGACGCTGAATTAGCTTGGTGTAGTTTTAAAACATCCGTAAGAAAATATACTGAACACATAAGCACAACATTTAATAACAGAATACACCCAACACAAAAACCCGTAGGTTTATACAAATGGATTCTTGACAAATACGCTAAGCCAGGAGACAAAATACTTGACACACATTTAGGCAGCGGAAGTATTGCCATAGCTTGCCACGATTACGGGTTTGACTTGACAGCGTGCGAACTTGACAAAGAATATTATGATAAAGCTATACAGAGAATTAACAATCATACTAACCAATTAAATCTATTCAAATGAGACCTGAAGACAAAGCAAAACAACTACATGATAACGCCTATAAGATTTTATATTTAGAGGGCAATTCACCACTTGTAAACAACCTTTCAAAGAACGTGGCACGATCCACAGTTAATGAATTTATTAAGTATCACGAGCGAGAATGGGAGGGTAATTATGGTAGATGCCCAGGTTTAATTTATTGGGAAGAGGTGTTATATCACCTTGAAAATTTAGAGTAAAATTTACCGTCACGCGTAACTTGTTGATAATCAGCTCCGCGACGCAAAACGCAAATCCTTATTAGGAGTTTTAAATAGACTTGAAAATTTACAGGGGGTACCCGTTTTTTTTGAATATTTTCCGTCATATCGTCGCGGGGCTGATAATCAAGCAGTTACAAGACACGATAAATTAAATTATCGTCGCGCTTAGTTGTTTTCCGTCGCGGATTGTTATTTTCCGTCGCGTTTTAAAAGTTTTTTTAAATAGTATTGTTTTTTGAATTATTATTTTTATATTTGCAATACAGTTACCGTCTCACATAATAGTAACTTAAAGGTTTTGGCCTTATTAAATGAATGTAGAAGTGAGACGCTACATGATTTTAGTAAGGCTTTTTTAATTTATACAACTATGGAAACTATTAATGGAATGAAAGGGTATTTAAATTATATGAATAAATTAGAGGAATCTAAAATAAAACATATATTAATTAGAAATAATGAGGAACATCGTTATTTAAGATTAAAAGAATTTTTAATCGAATTTAGCAAAGTATTAAATATTAATCTTATCTATGCAGTAAATGATCATAAAGGATGTTTAGAAATATATTGGTATTTTGAGCCTGATAATAAACAAAAATCAATAGTTAATGATCTATGGGATTTATTCAATGAATGTGAAATTGAACATTTCTTTATAAATAAATAATATGACTAACTTCAATCCCATTATTTCCATATTTAAAAACTTATATGGATCTAAAGAAACACCTTATAACCTTAAACTATTAGAAGTTTATAACCGAATTAAAAATGGTTATCCAGACCTTATATCTAAGATTAATATTATAAGACAATCAACAGATAAAAATCAAATAAAGAAAACTAAAGAATCTTTATTGGGTATTATGTTTAATGGAACATTCCAGGAACGAAACGATAATGGACTTATAGAACATTCCGGCCTTTGTATATTGGATTTTGATAAATACCCAAGCATTGAAATAATGAATCAGGAACGATCAAAACTGATTTCAGATAAATATACATTGATGGTTTTTACTTCTCCTTCAGGGGAGGGTTTAAAAGCCTTAATTAAGATTCCTAAATCTGATAAGTTAGAACATAAGCGCAGATTTAATGCCTTTAAGAATTATATTAAGTCCGATTATTTTGATGACAAAAATATAAACATTTCAAGGGTTTGTTTTGAATCATACGATCCTGGTATTTATATTAACTTAGAAGCTGATTTATTCCAAGATATTGAAGAAGATAAAGGATTTAATTATATTGATAAAGTCCCTACTTGCATTCTTTATGATGAGCAAAAAAAGATTGATCTTATAATGAAATTCAATTGGCAAACTGATTTCAGGGAAGGTGAGCGTAATCATTATATATTTAATATTGCTGGTGCATTCTGCGAATATGGAA